TGGCGTCATCTCCGAAGGCACGACGATTGAACTTGGCGCCGAGCGATCCGTTGCACTTCGCAACCCGCTCATCGGCTCCACCGGCACAATCGTTTCCGTTGAGCCAACACTCAGCGCCACCGTTCCTGCAGTGAGCGTCGGCGAACTTCCGCTCTGGCTCTCAATGACACGCACCGATACGCCTTCGGGCACGGCTGCGCCATACGAGTGGGACTACGACTACTCGATGACGGCGGCGAACTCGCCGACCTCCTACACGCTGATTGCAACGGACGGCACGCAGGCATACGCGGCGAACTACTGCCTCGCTGAGTCAATCACCATTGCGGCAGACCGCAGCGGACTGACGAACTTGAGCGCCTCGCTCTTCGCGCAGCAGATCGCCAAGAACAGCGCGACGCTTGCCGAAGGCACGCCGACATCGCCGTTTATGGCAGGACGGCTCTGGAACGCCTTCCAGCACGGCAGCACCTTCCCAGGCACCGCTGACGGCACGGCATACGAATACCTGCTCGACTTCTCACTGGAGTTCAACGCAGGCATCACGCGCCAGGCGTACCTTGCAGGCACGACCGTGTTCAGCACGCACGCTGAGAGCAACCCATTCAGCGGCACGCTGACGATGACGGTCTCCTCGACCGCTTCCGCAGTGAGCACGTGGTACGACGCATACAAGGCAGCAACGCCAAAGGGCGTGCGCCTGAGCTGGAGCAACGGCACCTACAGCGCGCACATTATGGCGATGATCGTCCCAACCGAAGTGCAGCAGATGGCTGGCGCTGAAGATGGGCTGACCACGATGGCCGTGACCGGCACGCTGGTCTACGACACGGTGAGCGCGAAGAGTCTTCGCATCGTCGTGAACAGCGACTTGGCGGCATTGCCGTAAGTTCAACCTAGTAGCAGAGAAGGAGGAGGCTAGATGAGCCACAGAACCTTAGAGATCGTATTGACCGAACCACCCTATGAGGGCTGGACGGCAACGATGCGTGCTGACGGAATCTCGGCACGCATCTTCATTGAACTCTCAAGCGATTCGGTAGAGCGCCAGATGAAGGCGCTTGCCAAGTTGGTGATCAAGCACGACTTCAAGGACTCAGATGACGCACCGACAGAGGACATCCTTGACGCACCAATGGACGCCCTTGCCGCGTTGATCAGCAAGTGGGGGACTGAAGTCACAGCACTCCCCCCTCGATAAGGCTCGACGCCCAGCGGCTGGCGGCGGGTCGCTCCTTAGCGCCGCACCCGCTGATTGCAGCGCACCTTATCGGCAAAGAGTTCGGCATTGCTCCGCACGAGGTCCTAGAATGGGACGCGGGCGACTTCAATCGCACGTTGATGCTGATGAACGATCTTCAGCCAAAGGAGAACAATGGCCGCTAGTTCACTTGACCGATTGACCATCTCCTTCAATGCTGACTCGCGGTTTGAGTCTCTACGAATGGGCTTCCTTGAAGGCGCAAACCCTAGCGCCTACAAGCGCCTCCTGAGCATTGCGACCCTAAACGCTGCTCGCACGATGGTGAAGCCGATGCGAGCAGACGCTCCAGTCGGCAGGACCACAAAGTCGCCAGGACGCCTCCGCAAGTCGGTCACTGCACGCCGCGCTCGCTTCGGCACACCGGCTGCGGTTGTCGGTCCGAGGGCTGGACGCAGCCGAGATGGTGGAAGTGGTGGAGCGTGGTATCGCTGGTTCGTGACCTCTGGGATCAGCGGCGTGCGCCAGACCAAGAACGGACCGAAGGCAGTCAAGGCCGTTCCAGCCAATCCGTTCGTCACGCGCGTCTCAAAGAACCCAGCCCGCCAGCAAGCAGCCATTGAAGCGATGGCGAAGACGGTAGAATCATTCTTCAACAACGGCGCATTCCGCGCCACGATCTTGCGGTTCAAGCGAGGTAGATAGATGGCTTTCGGGTCTGATCGCTCAGCGAACTTTGTAATCTCGGCAAAGGATGCCGCCTCTTCTGTGATGAAGGGGATTGGTAAGCAGATGGGTTCGCTAGGCAAGACAGGCGGTGCAGTCTTCAAGACTCTCGCAGCCGGTGCAGCGATTGCAGCCGCAGCGATCACCGCAGCCTTTGGATTGGCAGTCAAGTTTGCCAAGAGCGCAATCCAGGCTGCCATTTCTGATGACGCCGAGCAGCAGAAACTGATTGCCACACTAAAAGCGCGTGGTCTTACTACAGAGGAGGCCACCAAGCGCACCAATGAGTTGATCGCAGCGGGTCAGAAACTCGCCTTCACTGACTCTGAGACTCGTGCTGGAATCAACATCGCCAGCCAATACACAAAGAACTACGCAAAGCAAACAGCGATTCTTACTGCAGCACAGAACCTTTCGCGCTCAAGAAACATCAGCCTTGAAGCTGCAACCAAACTTGTCGGCAAGGCATTCAGTGGAAACGGCAAAGCGCTCAAGGCTTACGGCGTTGATCTCACAAAGACAACAAAGATCACTGAAACAAAAACCAAGAAAGATAAAAACGGCTGGGAAGAACTTGTCACCACCACAAAAGTTCAGAAAGATGTCATCAAGGGGATGGAGGCCGTGCGCCTTATCACTGACAAGAACGCTGGAGTCGCAGAGGCGTATTCAAGGACTTTCGCGGGTCAGTTTGACATCGTGCGAGACTCGATCAACGAGACGGTTGAAGCAATCGGATTTGCCATCGGCGGTGGTGAGGGACTTCCAACATTCGTCCGCTTGCTTGAAGGGATCAGACCGGTGCTTGATGATGTGCTTGGTGAGATCAACAAGAATCTCCCAAACATCCAGCGCTTTGGACGTGAACTTGTAGAGAAGTTCCTTGCCAAGTTGCCAGGCTATGTAGCAACTGCCAAGCGCGAACTGCCAATCCTGATTGACAAGGCCAAAGAGTTTATTGGGAGCGTGGCTGGATTCGCTAAAGAACTTGCCGCATTCCTCGGTCCTGAAGGGCTGGTGACTGCAGGCATTGGAATCCTCGGCACCAAGATGGGCGGGCTTGCTGGCGGGCTAGGCGCAGTGTTTGCAGAGCAGTTTATCAAGATGGGCATTGACCCGATTACCGCAACACTCACTGGAACGATTGGCGGTGCCATTACTGCAGGCGTGGTTCAAGGATTCGGCAGCGCAGTGACACAGGCAGCGATCAGCAAGTTCTTGGGACTTTTCAAGAGCATCCCGATTACGCCGAGCCTCCCTGTCGGCGGCGCCGTTCCTGGCGCTCTAGCGACAGGCGGACTTGCTGCCGCAGGCATTGCAGTAAGCATTGTTGCTATCACCACTGCCGCAGCAGCCGCGCTCAGCAATGCGATTACAGAGAAGGGGCTGACAAACAAAGTCGGCGGCAATAATGTCATTGACATCTTTGGGACCACTGCCGCAACCCTTGCCGACAACAGCAAGGATCAGGGCAAAGTTCTGTCAGACCTTTTCACTTTTATCACTACTGGGCAACGCCCTCTTGAGATCAACAACGACCTCACGGTCAACCTTGATGGCGAGGTGCTCGCCAGAAACATTGACAGGCGGCTTGGCGCTGGCTTGAGGAGTGCAACTGGAACGCGAACAGGCGGGCGCTGACGATGGCGACCGCGCCGTTCAGTTTCTTCGTTGATCTCCCGCAAGTAGCCACGGCGGTCCGCGTCTCCTCAACGGTGACGGTGACGACCTCCTCAGCACACGGCCTTGCCTCAGGAGCCTACGTGCAAATGGAAGGCGCGACTGGAGCTGCTGGGACCTCAATGAACACGGTCGCGCAGATCACTGTGACAAGCGGAACGGCGTTCACCTTCTCAGCCGCTGGCTCTGCCGGTACTGCAACCGTCGGGTCTGCCTGCGTATCCCAAGACCTGCTCAACCCGCTGATCAACTACGCGCAAGGAACTGCGCGGGAGGCGGCTCTCTATGTGGACCCAGAGTCAATGCAGATGAGCGCGGCAGGAGACGGAGAGACCTCCTCGATGAGCCTCACGGTGATGCAGGACGACACGCCGAGCGATGGGCCGTGGTTCGCGCTCATCCCAGACCAGGCACGGATCAGGCTCTACAAAGTTGCCACAGGCTCAGCGCCGACCGACGCCGACCTTTACTTCATCGGCGTCATCTCTGGCATCGCGGCAAGGATGAACGGCTCAGGGCAAGGAACGATTGCCGACGTTTCAATCGAGGAGGTCAATAGCATCCTTGACAAACTCGTGGTCTTTGGGCAGCCAGTGCAGGCGCGAGAGCCAGAAGGCGAGGGCGGCTTTGACCGCGTGAGCAATGTGACTACGGTGACCACCAGCACCGACCACGGCTATGCAGTCGGGCAGCAGGTCAAGATTGCCAGCGTCATCGGTGGCGCTGGAACCTCTTTCAACGGAACCTTCACCATCAACGGGACGCCTTCGGATAATGAGTTCACCTACGCCAACTCAGGCAGCAATGCTGAGGGTGACAACTGGCGAACCATCACCTCAATCTCACTCAAGGGCAAGAGCAAGCAGTTGGTCCAAATCCAAATCACGAGCGGCGCAAATCACGGACTGAGCAGCGGAGACACGGTTGAGATTCGCGGCGTCAGCGCATCCAGCGCGAAGGCAGAGAATCAAATCAACACGATCTTCACAGGCTCAAGCGTGACGAGGGTGAGCGCCACCGTCCTCCAAGTCAAGTTGAGCAGCTCGCTGAACTTCACACAAACCTTCAGCGGCGGTGAGATTCGTGGAATCGCCACCATAACCCCGATTGGCGGGACTCAGGCACAGACGGTCATTCCGATCATTGGCGGCGAGGACGAGGGAGATGCCGTCCGCAAGGTGCTGGGAATCGTCTCTTCCTACAAGAGAAAGTCTCCAGCGGTGCAGCGCCTGCTCGCAACCAGCACGACCACGCAGATCGTCTCCTCGGTTGATGCCGCGTCCGACACTGGCGTGGCGATCCCAGTTGGGACACTGCGATCAGTGCTTGACTCCATCGTGGAGGTCTACGGAGGACAGGACTCAAAAGAGCGCCGCTACTACATCGACTTGAATCGCAGGCTGAACTATCGCCTCGTGGATGCGACGGCCATCCCGACCTACGCGACTGCTCCGTACAAAATCATCACAAGCGGAACGGCAGACCCAGACACGACCACCGCAGCTGCAACGATCTTCCCCTACAGCCTGAGCCTCAACTATGACCACCAAACCACCAAGCAGGCGCTGTTCCAGATCAGCGCGCAGAGCGGGGCTGGCGTCAAGAAGGTGGTGAACTACACGAGCGCAGGGTTCACCGAGCGGAAGAACGCGCCGATCTTTGACGACGTGGTGGATTACCCGACCGCAGCCAAGAGCGTGGACAATCAGGTGCAGCGAGCTGCGAAGTCCTACTTCCTTGAGCGGCACAAGCCGCTGCTCACAGGTACTCTCACTCTGCGCGGCGCGGGAGACGTTGCGCACAATGCCGACGGATTCTCGGCTGGCTACTACCAGACCGGCGCCTCAACCTTTGCCTTGCAGAAGCGGTGGGAGCCTGGTCAGTTCGTGAGCATCGTCGCTCCTGAACTTGGACTCAACGGCCTGTATCGCGTTGAGCAGGTGGACTGGAGCCTTGAGCCTCGGTCATTCTTCCAAGTCATTACAATCACCTTCAACCGAAGGAACCCGAACAATCTCGTGAACACAGTCAAGCGCGGAGGCAAGTAGATGGCACGCATCGGATCAGACAGCGGACTTGTCGGCAACAACTCAGGTGGAGTCTTTGACGATAGTGGCAACCCCATCGTCACCGCAGACACAGAGTTTGGCGCTTCGCCGCTCGGCATTGCGGCGCGCTCGCAGGCGCTCTACTTCCTGCCGAACCCATCCTTCAACATTCTGCCGCCTGACCCCGCTGCGCCAATCGTAGACAACGCCAACGCGCTGCCGTACTGGAGCGTGGAGGACTTGAGCGAAGGCAGAATGATTGCGACCACCGTCTTTGACGAGACGGCACAGACCTGGGCGCTTGAGATTGACCCTACTGCTGGCTCAGCGACCGACTCCATTGCCATCAAGACGCGCAGCTACCTGCTCAATGACTCCAACTTTGACCTGCGCCAGAAGGCGCTGGCAAGTCTTGAGAAGGTGAACGCATACGCTGGCACGACTCAATGGGCGCTCACGCTCAGCGCCGAATACTTTGACGCGACGAATACCAGCCTCAGTGCGTTCACAATCGGCACGGCGTCTGACAATGCGACCTGGACTTCACTCAGCGGATTCACCACGAGCGGCACGGCCATCGTGAACGCAGCGGCGCAGTATGTGGACTTGACCTTCACGCTGACTACAACCGCTGCCGTGAGCAGCACCGTGAAGGTTCAGATCAACAGCATCCTGCTGCAAACTTCAACGGCTGGCGGCGGCGGCGGCTCGCAATCTTTCCTCATTACCGAAACTTTTTCGTCGAGCGGAACTTGGACGCGACCTACGGGCGTTGATTATGTCGTCGCGGTTGCGGGATACTCCGCAGGCAACGGCGGTCAAGGCGGGAAGGCCAAAATCACTCGTGCAGGGGACAGCGGTAGCCTCGGCGGTGGAGGTCAGCCGGGCGCGTATGGTCTTCTGCGCGACTTGTATGTAGGAGATGTTGCGACCGTGAGCGTCGGCATCGGCGCGGGCGGTGTAGGCGGTGCGGGTGGCACGGCGACGAAGGCCGTTGGCGTAACGACCTCAACGATTCAGACGGCAGGCGCGGACGGCGGCGTCGGGGGCAATACCACCTTCGGTTCGTATCTGGTCTGCGCGACCACAGCCTCAGCCAGCTCCAACCCGCAATCTGGCACAGTGACTACCACGCTGCCGTTCCCGAATACGATCGTGACTTCAACCGCTCGAACCACAACCGCGACGACGGACGTATCAAACTCAACCCTCACGACAAGCGGGTTCACCTCGCTTCCATTCCAAGAATCTTTCGCTCTGGCGGGTACGAATGGAACGAATGGAACCGCAGATGGTGCGACGGTTGGCGGAAAGATTACGGCGAGGGGAGGCGTGCGAACCGAAGGTGGAACAGCAGGACAGGCAGGCATCGGCCTCTGTATGGGCGGCATCAGTTCTGACACTCGCATCGATACCAGCGGCGGCTTTGCGTACAGCGGGTCAGCTCTTCCAACAGGGACGGCAACCTACTACGCAGGAAGCGCGGTTCAGACGGCGGGCGGTGGCGGCGGCGCGGGCGTCTTTTGGATCAGCACGACTGCGGGAACAGGAATCTCAGCCGCGGGAGGGAACGGAGGGAACGCTTCCGCGAATAGCGGGTCAGGCGGAGGTGGTGGCGGTCCTGCGTTGTGGGGCAATAGCGCGACCAACGCTTCTGGAACCTCGGCATACACGAACTCATCGGGAACCGCGACAGGTGGCAACGGTGGGAACGGTGGCGACGGCTATCTCATCGTTGCGTACATCGCCTGATGAAACGCTACGCATTCACCAAGTCTGACGGCATTGTGGTGCAAGCCATCACAGGCACGCTCAACCCAGCGCAGCAAGCGCAATTCCTGCGCGACTACGCCACTCTGTTTGGCGCGACTGCCATCATTCAGGTGGAAGGCGGCAC